CGCCATTGCCGCCGCCTGAACCTAATGCGCCGCCGCTTGTGCCGCCAAGGTTATTTCTGTCACCGTCCTCGGCTGAACCTGCTTCGAGGTCGCCAGCAAGTTGACCCGTTAAAAACCAACGCCGCCCTGGCGTGTTGCCTGTATCTACAATTTCAATCTCTTCTTGAGTTAGCTTGATGAACTGGTTGACCCAGCCAGCAATCTCGTTGACCTTTGGGCCGTTGACGATACATTTGGCGTTGGCTTGGATCATTGGGCTTTGCAGGTTTTAGTTTTCTTAACGTAGATGTTCCCTGCCCATTTTGACAGGCTTGAAGACATAACAAGGTTGGCACCTGTGCCGATCATGCTAATGTAGTTTGTGCAGTTTGGAAACGTTCCATATCTCCAAACGCCAAGCAGGAAGTCAGGAGCCGGCGAATCAATAGAAAGAAATCTGTTTTCAGTGGTGTTTACATTTTTACCTGTGCCGCTATCTACCACGGTAAACTGATTTTGAATTGTTATGTCCTCGACGCTTGATATGCCTGGCGAAACTCCTGGCAGATAATAGTCATACCTTGTCGTCGTTGGCGTGGTGATTGACAAGGGTTGACGCTCATAACCCACGATGGTGACCTGTGCATTTTGGGTAATGTTTAGCGCACCACCGCCGTCGAGTTTTAGCCCAATATCCACGACGAAAGTGCTAGTGTTGGGAACAGATAAAACCTCATATCGGCCATTGGCCGAATGATAAAATGTATCTGTGCCAACGCTGAAATTTGCATCAATGATTACCTGTTGCCCAAGGCCAATGCCATGAGGGCTTTGGGTTGTAAATTTGATGCCTGGACTGCTGATTGATGCCGCTATAATGTTATAGCTTCCAGCGCTAGGGTTTCGTGCCTCGCCAGATAATACGGTGTATTCGCCAAAGTAGGTGAAATCTGCAACCTCTAAAACCTTAAACTCTGTCGAGGATATCACTTCACTTACCGGGTAGTTTTTCCACAAGTCTTCCTGGGCGTCTGATCGAGCTAGCAGTCCAGTGTCGCCGTTGGTGTCTTCGTAAGCTATATTTCTGACCTGCATTCCACCACCACCTTGTTGCAGGCCGTGCGGTGCTGCTGTTGTAAAAATCACCGTGTCATCAAATGGGGATGCTGAGATCACCTCCATGCCGACAATGGTATTGTTGCCGTTAAGGATGCCAGGGAACTGGAAGTTTTCCGTCCCGCTGGGGATGACCACTGTCTTTGGCAGGTTGGAGAAGGTTCGGTTGAAGCTTATCATGCCACCACCTACTGGAGTGTGACCAGTGTCACCCACGAAATATGCATTAGAATCTGCCCAGCCAGACGGCAGGTCGATCACGCCGGCGCTGGCAGCCGATGACATGGTGTCGTCAAGGTCAATCTGCGCCGCATCGTAATCGCTGGCGCGTTGCGTGCAAACTAGATTATATACGCGAGTAGTGGTGTCTCCCTGTTCTATGAACGGATACGATATAAAGGTTCCGTCAACTGCTCTGACGAGCGCCATGCTGTTCTGTGTATATTTAAGCGCCATGATATGTTAACATTGTAGAGATTTATTGATTGAGTTCAAGAGCGTGGTTTGCTTTGCCAGTTCGCCCTGTAGGTCTGCCATTACTTGCTCTGGTTTCTTTGGTTCTTGTGGCCCTTCGCCACCTGGAAGCGGGTTGCCGTTGGCATCAACTGGCTGACCACCTGGGCCAACAGGTTTGCCGTTGGCGTCAACTGGCTGACCACCTGGGCCAACAGGTTTGCCGTTGGCGTCAACTGGTTTGCCGTCTGGGCCTATTGGTGGCGCCCCGCCTTTTGGCTTGAGTGCATCTTGGACATCAGCTCTGCGCTTATCTTCTGCCTCAATCATTCTCTTGCGCTCCTCTGGATCACGCTCCCTATTGATTCGCTGATTGGCTTTGCGCTGTTCTCTAAGCTCTTTGGTTGCCGCTGCACGCTCTCGCACTGTGCCACGGTCACGCTTCTTGTCTGACACGTTGCGAATGTTGCCGCCGCGCTCACGCTGGTCACGCTCCTCGTCTGCCAGCCCCTTGTCTAAAATCTTTTGTTTTTCTTTCTGCTGTCTATCAAACTCCTTTTGCTCAAAGCGTGTGACAAACCCGCTGTCGTTAAGGTCTGGGCCCGCTTCAATGGCTGCCAGCTTCTTGGCAATCTCGTAGGCTTCTTGATAATCAACCTTTAGATCTTGCATGATCTGTTGAGCGCGCTGCTCAAGATCAATCTTTTTCTGCGCTGCACGCGCTGCCATATCATCGCCCGAAAGAACTGCGTTGAGCAGGTCGCGCTCCATGCCGAGCATCTTGGCTGCTTGTGCTTCTTGTCTTGCGTCTTCAGCTGCTTTTTCATCAGCTAGTTTTTTCTCTTCGTCCCTGAGAGCAGTTACATGTGCAACTGCCTGGTCGCGTGTTACGTTGTGGTCTCTGATTGTTTGAACAATTTCCTCTTCCACATCGAGAGCTTCTTGTGCTGCTTTAACTGCATCTAAGCTGCCACTCGCAATGGCTTCTTTTAATTCGCCTTGCAGTCGCACTTGCTCTGACACTAGGGCCGCCTCTTTGTTTGCTGCTGCTGTTTCCTTGGCTATTTTTGCCGATAGTTCTGATCCTTTTTTTAACCAGTCGGTTATTTCGGCATCCTTTTTGGCTAGATCATCTTTGACTTTTTTTCTTGCGATGGCCTCTTTTGTTAATGCCTCTGCATATACAAGTTCCTTTTTGCTGGCTTCTAGTTTATTCCCTGATGCAACCGCCTCCTGAAACTCTTCGTAAGCCGTTAATCGCTTCAACTCTGCCGCGATTAATTCCTCCATGGAGGTCTGTTCTAGAGCATCCCTTTTCAGTTTTTCAGCGGCTATTTTTTCGCTGTTCTTGTCAAGTTCTCCTTGGAGCTTTATGCGCTCCGCGTTTGCTTTTCGGTGTGCTTCGGTTTCTGCTTGAACGAGTGCCAGTGCCTTCTCTGTCGATTCTGTTTTCTTCTTATCTACTTCTCCAAAAAATTCATCATACAGGGCCATTGTCATGGCATATGGGAAACGTAAGAACTCTTCGCCATCTACTTCATTCATCGCCTTAACAAGCCGCCCAATAGAGATGGTGCCTGTTGTGGCCATGTTTTCCAATTCTATTTTAGCCTGCTTTAATGCCTCGGCTGTGTCTTCGCTCATTATGCGCCCAGCCCTTTCTGCCTCTTCGCCAAGTTTTTTCCATAATTCACCCTGCTTGGCTAACAACGGAACCAGTGCTGTCGCATCAGAAGCAATGGCCTCCATATAAAATGTCATGTCTTGAGAACTTAAATTGGCCTTTTCAAGTGAGTCATAATAAAGCTGTAATGCTTGCGGCCCTGATAAATCCTTAAAATGATCAGCGGTAACCCCTATTTTTTTTCCTATGTTGTCGAAAAAGTCAACCAATGGTCCGCCTCCAGTCTGAATAAAATCTCCTAGTTTATCGTTTGTATCTTTGTAGATATCGCCAAGCTTTCCACTCTCGATGCCAACAGTTTTTGCACCGTCTGCTAGCTTTTGGAACTCTTCAAACCCGGCGCCTGAAATGTTCGCCAGGTTCGTCATCTCTTTGCCATAGTCCATGGCTGACTTGGTGGCGGCTACAAAGCTGGCAACCAATGTGCCGCCTGCAAGGGATGATACCCCGCCAAAACTTTTCTTTAACGACTCAAAGCCTGTTTTAGCGTTGGTGGAAAAGTCTTTAACGCCGGCCTTCGCCTTCTCAAGCGACGCCTTTAGCTTGGAAGTGTCCAAGCCCATTTTTAAAAGTATGCTAGTTTTGGCCATTGTTTAAGCTGTTTAAGTATTTTGATTTGAGCGCCCGAATAGAGTCTGCTTCAAGAAGTTTGTAACCTGGGATGGTTGATAGCCTGATGGTGCGCTGTAGGCTGAACGCTCTGCGCAATGGCATCTTTAAGACCTCATCTGGGTGCATGCTGTAACGGGCAGCCAGCTCATCAATCATGGAAGCCTCACCAGATACCGGTGAGATTCTGTTTGGTTTACCGCTGCTTGACCCGTTGGCATCTGTTGGGAACTCATCGAGTGATGTCTTGATATGTTCGCAGATGGCAATGATTAACGCTGGGCCATCCTCGGCGTGCTTGAGGCTCTTGACCACTCTGCGCTGTAACCAGAACAAGCGCCACTCTCTTAGCCAGGTGTTGTCTGTGTGCCGCTTGCTGTGCTTCCAGAGGTAATCAATAATAGCTGCCAAGGTTGGCTCGTTACTGTAGAGCATGGGTGATTTTACTGCCAGCATATCAAACCATGTTTGCACGGTCATCGGGGTAATGTGCTCACCAGCAATGATGTATTCTTTTGAATAGCTTGACCAATCAAGCTGCCTGTTGAGCTCTAGGCTCTCGCGCTCGGCTTGGTATTCTTCAGCGATGGTCATGGTATTATTTTAAAGAAAAAGCCCTGCCCGCTTTTGGGCGAGCAGGGCCGAAAACCTACGTCAAAAAGTTTTGTTATTCGCTATCCTTTTCCTGCTTCTTTGCTTTGGGCTTTGGCTTGCTGAGTGATTCAGCGATGCCGCGCTTTATGAGGTCGAGCGCAACGCCTTCGCGGATGTCCACGATTGTATCTGCGTTCTCAATCTTGCCTGCAATGGAGTGATCTTTGGATAGCTTAATTTTCATCGGTTATGCCTGATAGGTGACTAGGACAACGCCAACACTGAATGTATCGAAAGCGTCTTTGCTGCGGTTTACGTTGACACTATGCACGACAAGCGTTGAAGCTGTGCCGCTGCGGTCGAAGTCGTAAGTAAATTCTGTGCCTTCTGATGGTAAAACTGTGCTGTCGGTGGCGCGTTGGAGTGTCATCGTGCCTTCGATTGGTGTGCCAGTTTCGCGAATCATATAATCAGCACGGTCGCCATTGGCGTCGGTGCGGCTGATGATTCTGTTCTCTGTGGCGGAAAGGTTGACATCATCAACCACGTAGGCGATGAGGTTGATGGTAACGGTTTCTAAACCGAGTGGTTGGTCTGCTTGTGAGCTGTATGGGATGGCCATGATCTATATTTGTTTTGAGTTGGTTTTGCGGTTTCTATTTATGCATTGCCGCTTGCGTTTGTCAATGTTGAAAAGTTATACTGGCCACGCTTCTGGCAATATGCTGAAGTCGCCTTCATATGTCAGCACAGTTTCATCGTAGCTGTTGTCATATGCTGTGTAATTGGTTTCAGCAGCAACAAGCCGGTTGATCCAGTAAAGGGTGATTTGATCGTTGAGGCTTGCACCCTCGGCTGCTCTTGAGATGCTGAGAAGGTTGCGCACCTTTGCCACTAGCTCGCGGTGGTAACGTGAGAACGCTGCACCTGGCACTGAGTTCTCGATGCGGTCTGTGTGAATGGTGATGCTCACCTCGTATTCATAGTGATCGTATTCCAGATTGCCGTCTGGCTTCTCGCTCATATGCTCGTCATCTGCAATGCCTCCGATGGTTATCTGCACGCCTACATAGTCATCGCCAAGCCGCTGCGGGTCGTTAGCTGTTGCTAGCTCGATGCCATTGGCTAGGAGGAAGTCGTAGAATGACTGCTCCAGGTTGCCCTCAAAATTAAAAACTTCTTCGTTTGATGTGGCTGGCATGGTGTTTTCTATAATAAATAAGGGTGTTTGTCAAACCACTTTGAAGCTGGAGTCCTTTGCTGCTTTCCGCATAAGAAACTCACCACGTTTGACTGCTTTGATTAACCTGTTTTTTCTTATCGCTGGCAGTTTGCTGATTGTGTGAAACAAACCACCAGCCCTGCCTGTGATTACCCCCTTTGAGCCTTTGGTATCTTTCATCACCGTGCCTGTGCCTGAAACTATTCCCATGTGTTTTTTTACCCATGCAGGCACAGCTCCCTTAGCACCTAATGCCACCGACGCCTTGGCAAATGCTGCTTTAGCAATACCAACCTTTTTCTGTTCTTCTTTAACGTATGCAGCAAATACTACATCTGATACCCAGTAACGCATTGGCCCTTTTAGCGCCTTTGTTCTGTTGTTTGCTCTTTGGTTTGCATTGTGCCATGCTCTCAATGATCCCACGTCATCAATAACTCCTTTGGAAATGGTTATGTTACCACGGAGGATAGGACTGCTGCCCCATGATCGCTTTGCTTTAGCAATAACCTTAGCCGGTTTTATGGTGCATATCCATTTAATGTCCATGTAAACAGCCCACTTGCCCATCTTCTCGTCTGCTTTTTTGCCAATGGCTGTTCCTTTGTTGTTTGGAAAGGTGTCAAATGGTGGTGTAAATTTTGCCACCTCTCGAGCCAGGATGCCAGTCTGCTGCTTAACAAATTCTTTCTCGTCTTTACCTAGCTTGCGGGCCAATGCTCTGGCGCGCTTCTGAAAGACAGAATCATCAATGTCAATATCCTTACCTCTAGCCATCTTTGCGCCTCATTGTGATGTCGTAGCTTTCGAT